CATCGAATCTCGGCCCGGCTGGGCGCGTGAACTCAAAGGCGAGGGCTGGGAAATGCTCCAACTGATAATCCGGAAGGCGTTGTAATGGGGCTTTCAACCAAGAAAACCACGTCCAAGACGAACCAGACGCAGAACGAAACTGCGACCACGACGCCGAACAACCCGTCGTGGGTCACTGGCCCGATGCAGAACCTTGTCGGCAAGATCGACCAGCTCGGCAACATGGACCCGCAGAGCTTCGTCGCCGGCCCCTCACAGCTTCAGCAGCAGGCTTTCCAGCAGGCCGGGAACCTCGGCGGATGGCAAACGGGCAACCAACAGGCGCAGAGCCTCGCCTTGCAAGCCGCGGGCGGGGGTCCGAACCTCGCACAGTCGACTGGCTACACTGCTCCGACGATCCAGGGCGCAACGCTCGGCAGTCCTACTCTCGCTTCGACCACAGGCTATACGCCTCAGCAGATGGTGGCGGCGCAGACTGGGCCTGCGCAGAGCTACAACGCGAACCTCGTCAATGCTCCGCAGCTGGGCAATGCGAACACCTATCAGGCCACGACGGGAACGGCTGCAGGTGTAGGACGGGCAGCACAGGCGCAGGCTCAACAGGCACAGGCCTCAACCGCCGCTCAGTTCATGGACGCCTATCGCAATCCCTATCAACAGCAGGTCGTGGACAGCTATCTGGCTGACTTCGATGCGAACGCTGGTCGTGCGCAGGCTCAGCAGGCGGCGCAGGCGGCTCGCAATGGTGCATTTGGCGGCTCGCGCTATGGGATCGCTGAAGGGGCTCTAGGCGGTGAGCTAGCTCGCGCTCGCGCATCCGGTCTGGGCGGTATTCTCCAGCAAGGCTTCAACACTGCAGCAGCCCTTGGCGGCGAGGATGCGTCTCGAGCAACGTCAACCTCAGGTCTGAACGCACAGCTCGGCACGCAGACAAGCCAGTTCAATGCCGGCGAGCAGAACCAGAACGCCCGCCTCAGCGCTCAACTCCGCACGCAGGCCAACCTCGCCAATGCAGGCTTCCAGAACGAGGCTGGGCAGTTCAACGCCGGCGCCCGCAACAACTTCGCCCTCACTGGTGCGCAGATGGGCCTACAGGCTGGCTTGGCGAACTCCGATGCATCCAATCGGGCGGCAGAGTTCGGAGCCAACGCCACCAACAACTTCGCGCTTCAGAACGCGAACTTCTCCCAGCAGGCCAATGCAGCGAACACCGATGCTTCAAACCGTGCATCCGAGTTTGGCGCGAACTGGCAAAATCAGGCAGGTATGGCGAACACCGATGCGGCCAACAACTTCGCCCTCCAGAGGTTCGGGGCCGAGAACCAGCGCGGGCTTGCACAGGCCGATCTTAATGCCGCGGCTTCGCAGTTCGGCGCAAATGCGTTCAACCAGAACCAGCAGTTCAATGCTGGCCAGGGTGACACAGCCGCGTCGCGCAGGCTCCAGGCGGCGGGCCTTCTTGGGGATCTGGCGAATAGCGCGGGTTCAAACACTCTCAACGACATAGCCCTTCAAGCCAATCTCGGAAGCCAGCAGCAGCAGCTTGCCCAAGCCCAGCGGCTTGCCCCGCTCGCCCAGCTTCAGGCGATGGCGCAGCTCTACGGCGGGCTACCTCTCAATATGTTCGGCGGACAGACCGTGACGGGCAATTCGAGCATGAACGGCACGAACACCGAGAAGAGTAGCGGCGGACTGTTCAACTCGCTGCTGGGGCTGGGAAGCCTCATTCCGTTCCAAGGAGGGATTAAGCTGTCATGAGTATGTTCGGCTCCCGCAAGGGCGGCGGTGGGTTCTTTGGCCCTGATATGATGAGCCGCTTTGCGCGCGCACAGGCGCTTACGCAGGGTGACTATGGTGCCGCTGCCGGCATCACCGCCGATATGCAGCGCAATTCCATCATGCGCGAGCGTGCGGAACGTGAGCAGGCGGAAGCTCTCCAGCAGGAGCTAAGCCTCCGCTCTAGCTTGGAGATGGAGGGCTATCCGAGCCACGTCATCGATGGCATCATGGCTGATCCCAAGCAAGTCTCAGCGCTGATGGTGTCCAAGTATCAGACGCGGCAAGGTGGGGCTGAAGGCCTGACCGTGGGCGGCATTGATCCCACCACGGGGCAGCTCCGCACCCAGACCTCTGCTGGCTGGCATAATGGCGACTATTTCGGTGCGAGCAACGGCTCGGGAGCCCCTGAAAGGCTGTATCAGGGCGAGAAGGTCATGCCAGTGGCGCCGGGAGGCTATCTCGGTGTCTACGGCGGGCCGCAAGCATCGGCGGGAGGAATGGGCGGAGGGACACCACCGGCACCCCCTGCTGCGGCCGCTCCCAGCGCTAGTCCTCGCCCTGGCACGGTCGAAGACGGCTATCGCTTCAAAGGCGGTAATCCCGCTGATCCGAATGCTTGGGAACCGGTAGGAGGTGCGGGGCCAGCAGTGGCCTCGCGCACCTTTCGCAGACCCTCTGGCCTTTTCGGCAGGTAGGCTCACGAGCGGACGCAGAACCGTTGCTGGGAATAAGTTAGTCGGTGGGGTGTCGAACTCAGCCCACCTTCGTGGGGATGCAGTTGATTATGCGGGCGGCGACCTGAACCGTATCTCCAGTGCAGCTCGAAACTATTTCGGCCCCGGCGCCAAGGTGCTGCGAGAGTCCGACCACGTACATGTTGAGCTGCCAGGTTATGGCCGCGTCCCTTATTACGGGAAGCGCGGCATCTTTGGATTGAGAGGACGATAGATGCCAGCACCTTGGGAGCGCTATGGTGGCCAGTCGAATGGCGGCATTCGCTACATTCCCGGTCCTCCCGTCGATCCTGAAGAGCAGGAGCGCGAGCGGCTTGCGCGCGAGAACGCAGCTCTCCAGGCGGCGAACTCGCGTGCCAACCTTGGGCAAGCTCCGTTGGATGCTCAAATCAAGGCGCTGGGCATTGACGCCGCCCGGCGCGCTCCTGCCGAGAAGGCTTTCGACAACGAGGCATCATTCCGCAAGGAGTTCAGCGCGCGCCCTGAGGTGGCGAACTACGGGACCATTCTCCCGCAATATACGAGCGCCATCCAGGCGGGGAACAACAAGGCCGGCGACCTCAACCTCGTAAATGCCTTCGCCAAGATTCTCGATCCGAACTCGGTGGTTCGTGAGGGCGAGGTTGCGATGGCCAGCAGCGTTGGCGGCGCCAAGGAGCAAATCAAGGGCTACCTGGCAGCAATCACGGGCAAAGGTGGCCTCACGCCCGACCAGCGCGCCGAGATCATGGGTGAAATCCGCACCCGCGGTTCGCAGGCAGCCGACGCCTATAATCTGACCCGCCGCAACTACACTGGCATGGCGCAGGAGTACGGCATCCCGTCTTCGAGGATCGTTGGCCCTCATCTCGCCACGCCGTACCAGCAGGTGGAGGCCAACTTCCTTCAGAGGCCCGTTCGCAATCTCGACAACACTGCTGGCGCTGTTCCGAACACGGGCAACTATCAGGAGATTCTGCGCTCCACGCTTTCGGACCCGCGGCTTCCGCCTGAGCAGCGCCTTTCCGCAGCTCGGCAGGTGGCGCAGCGCTTCGGGCGCCCCTTCGATGAGGCACAGGCGCTTAACGCTATCCGCACAGGCGCTCCTATCCGCTTCGAGGAAGACCCGTCTCTCGCGCAGCCCTCCCAAGGTCAGGGCGGCGGGCTCATCAATTCCCTTGCTCAGTCCTTCCAGAATACTGCGGCGGGCGTGGGACAGGGGCTAGCCAGTCTTCCAGATGCGGCAGCAACCGCAGTAGGGGCGACCCTGGGGGTCGCTGCGGATGCTATTCCCGGCGTCCCTGAGTGGGTTTCCGATCGCCTGAAGAACCCCTTCACGATCGGCGGAGCGATCGAGCGCGCGTCCCCCACCTCGCAGGCGCCTGGTGGCCAGGTTGCCCGCTTCGGTGCGCAGCTTCTCGGCGGCTTCGCAGGAACGCCGCAGAGCCTCGTGAACAACGTCGTCAACCGCGTGGCTGGGCAGGTACCCGCTGGCTTTGCTGGAGTGACACGCCCACCCGCGTCAGTTGAGGCGGCACAGGCTGCTCGCGATCTGGGTGTTAGGATGCCGCGCTTCGTGGCTGGCGGTCCTACGTCACAGCGCCTTGCCTCCGCTGCTGAGCAGACACCGTTCGGAGCGCCGATCATCGGCCGCGCCACGGAAACGATGATCAACGACGCGCAGCGTGCCCGTGACGTCCTTGCCTCTCGCGTAGGGGAGGCGGGCGAACTTGAAACTGCCGGCGAGGCGGCAATCCGTGGAGGCAGCAACTTCCTCACGCAGAGCGGAGCCAGGGCCGATCGCCTCTATGGCCGTGCAGAGAAGCTGACTGGCGACGTTCGCATCCCGCTCAATAACGCCAAGGCGGCACTAGATCAGCAGATCGCCGAACTTGCCGACACTCCCGGCGTCGTCCCGCAGATGCTCAACACGCTGACGAGCCTCAGGGGCCGCATCGACGGAGAATGGACGCCTGCGAGCATTCGCCGGATGCGGACTATCCTCTCCAACCAGTTCGTGGACGCAGGAATGCAGCCTGGAGACGCTTCCCGCCGCGCTCGCATGGTCGTTGATGCAGCTGAGGACGACATGGTTGCCGGCCTCCGTGCTGCGGGTAAGGGCGGAGCTGCAAAGGCATGGCAGGACGCTTCCAAATTCTACCGGACCCGCGCTCAGCAGATTGAGGAGACGCTTGCTCCGATCCTTGGAGCCAACAACGACAAGACTGGCGCTGAGGTGGCACGTTCCCTCATGTCGAATGCCCGAGGCAACGGACCCCGCCTAGCCAACTTCCTCAAGGAAATACCCGCGGAAGAGGCTGGCTCGATCCGCGCCTCGATTATCAACCAGCTTGGTCGTTCGAACGCTGGGCAGCAGAACGCGGCAGGTGATGCCTTCTCGCTCGATACGTTCCTGACGCATTGGGATCAGCTCAAGAGTTCGCGCAACCTCATCTTCGACCCTGAGACGAGGGCAGGGCTGAACATGCTGGCGCAGGTTGCCGATCGCGCGAAGGCCGCTGGCCGCACTCGCAACAACTCGAATACCGGCACCCCTATAGCTGCTATCGCGACCGCAGTTCCCGGTATCAGCGGCGCAACTGCTTTCGCCATGGGTTCACCGGCAGCGGCTGCGACCGGCTTTCTGGCGATGGCAGCGGGGGCGCTTGCCCAGTCAGGTGGCGCACGGCTCCTTGCGTCTCCTGGGTTTGCACGTAAGCTCGCACAGACGCCGGCTAGTGCGGTCGCCGCTCAGCGCTTCTGGTCATCTCCTTGGGTGCGCCAGATGGCGCGGGCGAACCCGGCGGTGGCGAATGATCTGGACACCTTCCAGCAAAGCATCTTGCAGGGACTGAACAGCAACGTGGTTACGCGAGCGGCAGCATCACCCGACGCCGAACGCGACCAGTATGGCTATTCCCGCTAAACAGCTCAGGCGCATCCATCGCTTCGGCACGAGCCAGTAAATCAGCCCGAGAGCTATTAGGACGTGCCAGACCTTCACCGAGCTAAGGTGTCGTCAATAGCTCGAGCAGCGGGTATTCCCGAACATATCCGTCCTGCAGCGCGTAGTGGTCCCATCGTCGCTGCGGAAGCGGGTATTCCCGAAGGCGTCCGTGGTGCCGCGAGTTGTGTTGCCATCGTTGTCGCGTAGCCGGATGTTCCCATAAGGATCGATCCTGCCGCGAGCGGTGGTTTCGCCGTTATTGCGGATGCGGACGTTGCCGTAAGGATCGACCGATCCCTGGGTGGTGTTGCCGTACATGTCACGGCAGCGCGAGTTGCCGAACATGTCCGTAGTGCAACGAGCGCTTTGCGCTTGGGCACTTGTGGTGACAATCATGCCTATCGCGAAAAGAGCTAGCTTCTTCATCTGCATCCCCTGTTGAACCGGGGAAGATACGCTTTTTTAGCCCCAACATCAACGTCAGGAAACCGCATGACCCTGCGAACCCTTTGCCGCGGGCTGCGTCCGTGACGCTGCTGCTCGAAACGTGGCTCCGCTACAGCAGCCTCATCAATGGCACGCTCTTGCTCGGCATCCTTGCTCTGCTGCTGCGCTACTGGATTCAATCCCGGCGCCTGCGGATCGAGGAACGGAAGAACGATCGCGACGGATATGGCGATCTGATCGATCGGCTAGAGAGGCGGATCGAGGGCTGCGAGCATGAGGCGATCGCTGCCAAAGAGGCAGCCGCACAGGCCAAGGCAACAGCGCTGGCGATGAAGGGCATTGTCCTGCGCCTGCACTCGCTCGTGCATCTCCTGCAGACCGAGCTCGAGCGCATCGATCCCGAAAGCGAAATCCTGAAGAACGCCAGGATGATGCTGCAACACATCTACCGCGACATCGAAATGATCCCCGGCGACGGCGTGGAGCCCCTTCAGGACATGGTGAGGAAGATATGAGCCCAGAGGAAGCCAAGCGTCTACAGACGCGATTAGGCGTGCCAGCAGACGGCATTATTGGTAGAGGCACACTGAAGGCCTTGTTCCAGAAAGCAGGGGCGGCTCCGGAAAGGGCCGCCTCTCTTGCATTGGGGGCCAATGTCCATTTCCCGACGCATCACATCATGGACACGCCGCTACGGCTTGCTCACTTCATGGCGCAGGTTGGGCATGAGAGCGGCGGTTTCCGCTACATGGAAGAGATCGCTTCTGGCTCGGCTTACGAGGGCCGGAAGGATCTGGGCAACGTCATCGCGGGCGATGGACGGCGCTACAAGGGCAGGGGGCCGCTACAGCTAACAGGCAGGGCCAACTACCACCGCGTCGGCTGCATGATCGGCATCGACCTGGAGAGCAACCCTGAGCTGGCGGCCATTCCCTCGATCGGCATCCTGATAGCCTGCGTCTACTGGACCGACCGCGACCTCAACAAGCTTGCCGACAGAGACGACGTGGAAGCTGTGACCCGCAAGGTAAACGGCGGCTTCAACGGCTTGGGTGATCGCAAGGACCGGCTCCAGAAGATGAAGGAGCTGATGCTGTGAGTGACGATCAACTCGTCGCCGCTCCTCCCAAGGAAGGCTCCCTCTACCGCGCCATCATGGGCTTCGTGGCTCTTGCTGGCGGCCTTGGTGGCTTGGCAGGCCTCTACTTCATCAAAGTGCCGGCGGGGAATGAGGACGCCCTCATGCTCGCCCTGGGCCTGGTGCTTGGCTGGGGTGGGACCGTCATCTCCTACGAGTTCGGCAGCTCTCCATCGGGACGCAAGGCGGCCGAGGCAGGGCTTCGCAAGCCACAGGAGCAGCAGCCATGATCCCGATCCGCGTCCGCGAGCACAAGAACGGTAGCGCCAACGCTTCGAACAGCTTCGTCGGCATCAGCATCTGGAAAGGCGCTCCTAACTTCGCTGCTGTGCTTGCCCAGGAACGTTACGAGTGGATGTTCAAGTGGAAGCTGGCGCTCGCCATGCTGCCTCTGGCGCTGGTGGTCGGCTACTTCACCCATTGGGCAGTCAGTCCCGTCATCTTTGCCTTCTCGATGCTGATCAGCCGCATTCCCTCGCTCCTGAGGCGCATGGAACTGCGAGGTCACGCGATCGAGGTTGCCGTTGCTCACAAGTTCTACGGAGTCCCTCTGGAGGTCCATGAGCAGAGCGAGGCGAGGGCGATGTTCTACGGCTACGGCGGGCTGTTCAAGAGCATGGGATCTGACACCGTAGCGGGCGAGCTGAAGAAGCTGCGTGGCTGGGCGAATGAGTGGGTCGATGAACATGCCGACGTGATCCGCCAGGACATGAAGCGGTGATCGAACTCAGATACGCGACGGTCTCTTACACTGAGAACGGATGCGTAAGCTGGTTCAAGGACGGGAAGTTCTGGGGAGCCCATCCCCACGATACCCACCACTATGCGGTTATTGCCCATCGCTGCGGCTATGGTGACGACCTGCTAGCTTACTGCCGGGAGCATGAGGTTTGCCATCACCTAATCACGGAATGGCTCTACGACGGCCCTAGCCCGGTGATATGGGGCTTGGCGCACGGCGAAGAGATGCCCGCCTATCACGCAGCGCTTGAGGAGATGGGCGCTCAGACGCTCCAGCGCTTCATTCGCGCCAACGAGCGGCCAATCATCGGCGGGGTCAACTGGGATGGCCTCAAGACCTACGCCCTCAGCAAACTGGAGGAAGCATGAAGCGCTTCATCTATCGCTCGGCCGTCACTGGCCGCTTCGTGAGCAAGGCCTTTGCCGAGGCCAACCCAGCCATCACCATTCGTCAGGAGGTTCAGCGATGATCGGCAATCTCTTTGCCTCAGTCGCCATGAAGGTGAGCGCCGGCATTATCGGCTTGCTGCTGATCTTTGCGGGCATCCAGTCCTATCGCCTATCAGAGCGGACAGAGGAGCGTGATCTTGCTCGAGCCGAGTTCCATACCGAGCAGGCCAAGCATGCCGTCTCCCTTGCGAGTATAGAGAGCCTGATGAAAGCGCTCTCCGAACAGAACCTGGCGATCCAAGGGCTGAAGGCGGATGCGGATCAGCGGGTGAAGGCGGCACAGGAGGCCCTAGGAGCTGCCAGAAGCGCCAACAATGCACAGGCGGGGCAGATAGACCGGCTACGCTCTAGCGCGTCTCAGAAGCCGTCTGACGAGCCATGTGAGGTGTCGGAGAAGTTGAAGGAGGCAACCGGCTTATGAGAAGTTTAGGGACTTATAGCGTCATTCCCCTATGTCTCGCTAATCTTGCTATAACTGGCTGCGGCTACACATCCGAACCCGCAGTTCGCCTTGAGATCCAGCGCGTAGAGGTTCCCGTCCCTGTCGACTGCATCAATGCCGCCGACATTCCCGCAGTCGTTAAGTCGATGGACGAGGAATACGGGGCAGGGTGGAAAGAGCGGATGAGCGCTCCTCAGATTGCCGATGCGCTGGCGGCGAAGGTGCTGGAGCTGCGAGGATCGGACAGGGAGTTTCGCGCACTCGTCTCAGGCTGCACTCGATAGCCGCTTATCCCCGCGGCGGCTCCATCGGAGCAGGCCTCAACGCCGCCTCCAACCTATCCAGAACCTCACCTGCATCCTGACGCTGTATCGTGGCTTCTCGTGTGTCCAGGGTATCGAATACCTCTCGTATGGCGTCTTCCATGCTTCCCTCTGGAGAGATGCCCTTGCTTATGATGAGCATCGTCTTGTCGAGCTGATCGTATAGGTTGCGAAGGGAGGTTGTTGCTTCTCGCATTAGGCGGGGGTTGGTCACTTCGTCACGGCGCGGCGGATTAGGATCAGCTCAGCGAGCGCAAGGCTGGCAAGTATGAAGCCGAACGCCTCGATCACCTTATCCTCGTTCACCAGCCCGAACGCCACCAAGATCAGCACTCCTGCGGCAAACAAGCGCAGGACGGGCACGAGGTGGTCCGTGAAAGCCTCGGTGAGCTCTTGTCTGAATGCGCGTAGCTTCACGATCCCTCCTTCATCTCCACGTCCGCTAGGTCTTTCCTCATCTGACTTCCTTTGGGCGATGCGGCTTACGCCGCCGTTCTGCCACCCTTCGGGCTCAGCCGCTACGCGTCTTCGTGCGTTGCATGGCTGCCACTATCGCTAGTCCGGTATTCGCGTCGCCAGATGATGTCGTGACGGCCACGGGTAATAGAGAAATACCAGTCTCCCGGTCCCGCTGGTCGCGCTGCCAATTTGGCTAACCAGAGGAACGGATAGCTTCGGATGGAGAACGCTCCGGTCGAGCTGCTCGTTAGAAGATCATAAGCCATTTTAGTCTCCACGGTCTCGGCGTAGTTCATCGCGTAATTGCCTGCTTTTGCAAGACTTCGCGAGAGGATCGAAGCCTTTGGTCGAGACACCGAAGAGTGGCTCGATCCGTAGGACGAGAGCCGTGCCGAAGGCCTCGCCCCTAGACTTCTGTTCCCGCTCCGTTCCACATGGCCCGGATGCGATTCCCTCCTCCAATCCTCATATCCAAAGCCCTTAAAGCTCTTGAGGAAGTAGCTCTCCAAGCAGAGACAGAAGCAGTTCCAAAGTCCGATAGCCTGAGGTTTCTCCTGGCGTATTTGGCGAACCATGCTGAAGAGCGCTGGATGTTCGATAGCTTCTGGAAGGAAGCCACCACTCCGCCTCGAGATGCGTCTGCAGCTGCGAAGTTCGGACGAAGCCAATCGCTTACGGCTGCCGTGAACGGGATCTACGCACAGTTGAAGGTTGAGAGGCCGCATTAGGCTGACCTCCAGATCACAAGCACGCATCCGAACGGTGGCGAGCTGTTGAACTTGCCCTCGGGATTGTCAGGCAGGCCGAAGTTGAAGCGTCCGCGATAGAAGCGCGTCTCCAGCGGACCACGCCCGTCTCGGAAAGGCTCGATCATATCCTGCCACCAGCGCTGCTCAGTGCGGTTCGCGGGGAGTAGCATCACGATCAGCGGGCAACCGGCGTCATGCTCCTGCCAAGCCTTCTCAACCCACGGGCGAATGTCGCTATACGGCGGGTTGCACCAAACGCGGTGGCCCGCCCAAGACTGCGTCAGTCCGTTGGTGGTGAGGTCATAGTAGGCAGGCGTCTTGCGATTGCGCTCGTTCGCCGCAGCATCCAGCGTGAATGCGAACTCGTCGCGCAAAGGATCAAACACCTTCGCCGGCGTGATCCGCTCGTCAACACTGTCGCTGGCACCACGTTTCCCAACCTGCTGGGGATGGTTGGTGATCTTGAAGCCGACGAGGCTCACAGGGCCGCCCCATGAACAGCAGGCGCAGCCAGCTTTTCGATCTCCTCAAGGATGGCGCGGTTGATGACGAACCACTCGCCATGCCGGCGCTGAAGCCGAAACCTGCGATGGTAGTGATCCTCTAGGCTTGCATCGCCTTCCACGGTGGCGAGGATCTGAAGCTTCTCCGGTGAGCCGGTCTGAAGCTGCCTTAGGCGCCCAGGCACATCTTGGCTGGTGCCGATCTTCACCTTACCGAGCATCTCTGCCGCCGCGCCGATGAAGTAGACCTTCTTCACGGGCAAGGCGTGATACCAAGCCTCATAGGCGTTGAGCATTGTGCGGTAGGCGGCGAAGGTGTCGCGTGTCTCTAGTGGTGTCTCACTGCCCTGCGGGTCTACGAGTCGCCACATGCCGTCCTGGCGCGGCTTCATAAGGTGCCACATGCCCAGAGCGAGCGGCAGACCAGTCTCACTGTCGCGGTAAAGGGTCGTGTCCTCGCGGAAGCGATTGTCGAAGAGCCCGGCCTTCATGGCCGTGTTTCCTGCGCTGTACGGGATTTGTACGCACGTTCCCTGCACGTTCGCACTTGTTCCTGCGCAAAGCTGCATGGAACATCGGGCCGCGCGCCGGAGGAGGGCGCTAACTGGCTTGAATTATATGGGGAAAATGGCGCACCCGACAGGATTCGAACCTGTGGCCTCTGCCTTCGGAGGGAATTGCTCCAAACCATGATTAATCCTTATCAGAAAGTAGCTTAAGGCCCAACTGATTTTGCGCCTGTACGAGCCCTGTACGCAGCGCCTCATGAATTTTGGCGTCCGACTCCTCTGCGTGGGTGTAGACGCGATCGACCATTCCGCCCTCTGGCGACCATCCTCCCACGTCCTCGATCGACTTGGTGTCCACGCGCTGGCGGACCTTCATTTCCTGCCCGAAGCCGTGACGGCCGGCAGAATGTGGCGGCAGTTCGGGGATGCCAGCCTTGCGACACGCGGTTGCCCAGCCCTTGCGCGGGCCACCACTGTCTGCCCAGCCAAATACGCGCAGGTTTCGCGTGTAGCGCTTGTCCCATCCCCTCGGCACCTTTGGCTTCAGGCGGCGCAGCTCCTCGGCTACTTCAGGCAGTAGGAGTACCTCTCGATCTTCATGCCCCTTGGCGCCGGGAATGGTGATGCGATCCTCGTCCAGCTTCTTCAGGTGGTCTGGATGCATCGCCACAGCCTGCCCTACGCGAGCGCCGGTCGTGAACATGAGAAGTGCGAGGGCTGCGTGCCGCTGGCTTGCGTGCTGCCTGAACTGCAGCAGCCATTCCCAGCTTCCTGGCGTCTTCTTCACGCGGCTCCGCTTGCCGCGCTTGCGGTCCTGCAGCACCCGCTCGGCCTTGGTGTAGCCGGGAATGCGGATAGGTGGGCAGAGATGCGGGTAGCGCTCGTTCGCCCCGTTGATCACCGCACGGGCAGGGGCGATCACCCAACGCCTCCAGCTATCCGTGCTGTTGTTCGGATAGAGCTTGGGGCCAAGATCCTTGATCGTCTGCGCGGTGATCAGGCGCACTGGCTCGGCGCCTAGGTAGGCGAGGATGGGCACCAGGTACTTCGCCATCTGCTTGCCTCCGTGGTACAGCTCCACCGCATCGGCGAATGTGAAGACGTGCTCCTCACCAACGACGTAGGCCTTTATCTCCCGGTCTGTCCTTTCGTTGATCCAGTCCCGCGCGCCAGCTTCTGTAGATGCGCGAGTGCTCTCGCGGATGTAGCCGGTGATCGGCCGACCGTTATATTCGACTTGCCCGCGCGCCCAGTAGACGGGGCCTCTTTTGTACGGCTCGAGCGGCATGTGCTTTCCTGAAGGATGAAGTCGATTTGATCGGGCGTGATGAGCATTGCCTTGCCCATCTGGTGACAGGCGCCCAGCTCGCGAGCTTTGGCGCGCAGAGTGCGTTCGGAGATATGAAGACCGCGGCCGGCGAACTCTTCGCACCAGGCCGACGGAGTTCTTCCGTCATTGAGGATGCGGCTAGCCATTCTTCCCCTTCTCCAAATGCACAGGGGATAGGACGACTTCAACGGCGGCTTTGGCAGCTTCCATCACTCGCTTATGATGCATTTGCCCCGGCTTTAACTCGCTCCAGGTAAGCAGCGTGTCGTGGACGTAGGTTCTATGCCAAATCGTCCGCGCCACCTTCTCGATCAACTCCTCATCAGCAGGTGAAGGGGGAGGGGAGAGGCGGGCAATGGCTGCGTCGAGCGTGTCAAGTTCTGCCTGAGTTTCTTGATCGTCCTCCGTTGTGACGTTGACCTGCTGAGCATAGGAGAGAACTGTTTGCTTCAGGTCTTCAAGCTGTGAGATCAGCGCTTCATCCGATATATTCACTGTTCTGGTCATTGGTTGGCTCCGGAAGTTTGGCGATGCCTATCGGCCCGGGCTGCCACGGCTTCGCCGCTCAGCTGCTTCGCATCTTCGGCCCAGCTGGCATCCCTATCGCGGGTCATGCGGCGATCTCCCAATCCTTGATTGAGAAGCCGGGGATGCCGGAGGCGGCAATTCGCTCCCCGGCCAATGCGCCGAAGCCAACAAGGACGACCGGAGCCCCGCTGTTGGCGGGCTGCTCAGTGCCGTCTGGCCGGCAGAACTTGATCCGATCCGCCAGAAAGAAAAGGTGGTCAGCTTTCCGCCATATGGGTTCGAACCACCCAGCCTCAGTCCGCGCGTGCACCAGCGCAATACCGTGGCCGTGACTTGCTAGAGCATCGATCCAGCGCCCGACCTCGTATCGATGGAACGGAGGGTTCAGCCAAACGAAGCCCTTCCAGACCTGAGCCAGCCCGTCATCCTTCGCCGTCCAATTACACGCCGTCCCGATGTCCCAAGGGCGCATCGTTGCGGCGCAAGGATCTGTATCGAACGGGCCGAGAGCGTCGATCATCCACTTCGGAGTGAGATGTACCTGCGACTTGCCGATGGTTGATTGATGAGAGCCGATGGTCATCGTCCGCTCCCTTGCGCCTGATGAGCGCCGACAGGCGAAGACGCGAAGCGGCTGAGGTCCGTAGGACCGCCAGCAGGTTGCCCCGTCAGGGGACGCCCAATCGTGGAGATCACCACATCCCCCGGAGCCTTATCTGTTCTAACAACCCTATCCGGAGGAACCACATCAGGGTTCCTGGTCCTCCTCACAAAGCTATCGCTAGGTCCGCTGGAACACCTATCCCCATCAGCATAGGCAAGCGTATTGCCGCTCCTGTCTCTCCAGGTCATGACTGGCGCTCCAGTTCACGTCCGCGCTGGATTGCTGCGAGTGTCATTTGAACCTCTGGACTGGCGTCTTTGTCGCCCCGCAAGAACGGTGTTTCCGCGTACCATTGCGCCAAACCCTCAGCGGCCAGCCTGCGAGCCTCAATCAGGTCAGGATGGGGCGGCTGTATCTCGGAGAGTGGCTTCGACAGGTCACGAAGAGCCTGAGCCGCACACAGGACTGACCAGTTGCGGTCACGCTGGCCGGCCCTGATTGCCGCTTCATCGTTGGTTGCGACTTCATGGGTGATGCCAAGCCCGCGCGTGTAGCCGGCGGCGATAGAAGCCTCCCGAGCGCGGATCAGGATTTCTTCCTCAGTCATCGGCCCAAATCCCCTTCGTTAGACCACTGCACCCCATGCCGAGCGATCATGCTGCCTCTCCGAGTTCGGCTTCGCCTTCCTGGCGCAGTTGGGTCACATCGCAGCCAAGGCGGCGCGAGATGCGTTCCAGCGCGGCGTCGATGAACTGCGCCCGCTCGTTCTCCGGCATGTTCTCGAAGGCGATGCTCTCGTAATCCCAGTCGATGATCTCGCCGGTCTTCTTGCTGACGATCGGCTTCGCGAGCCCCTCTTCGCGCTTCAGCCAGCGGTGCAGCGCCTTGCGGGACAGTATCCCGTCCACGGCATCGGAAAGAAGCTCGCACGCCTTCTTGAGGCATATCCAGTAGAGGCCGAGACGCTTTGTGTTGCCGCGGATGTTGGTGATCTCGACACGCAGGAGCTTGTCCGGAAGGCTCGCCATCATCTCTTCGGCGGCCGGCGTAACTGGACGTAGTGCGCCGAAAGACTTGCGAAACAGGATTGGCTCGTTGTCAGCCATCACGCTCCTCCCACAGTCTGTCCGCCACGGTCAGCAGATCGATCCCGTACTCTCTGAAGAAGCCGGGATGCCCCAGTGCCTCCACGCTTTCCCTCGGCCCCCAGATGATCTGATGATGCCTGCCGCACAACGGGACGACCCTCTGCTCCGATCGAGCTATCCGCCCGCCGTGGATCGAAGCCGTCACATGATGCAGCGTCGATGGACCTCCACAGACGAGACATGGCATCGAGCGAACCCGTGCATGGTGCCGCTTCTCTTCCGCGGTCGGCCCACGCTTCTTCTGCGGCTGCGGACAGCGCTCGGGTGCCTTCCTGCGAGGCTTGTCCCGCTTGGGCTTGAGGAAGGCGCGACGAAGCATCCATCACCGCACGTTCCACTCAAGCAGCCGATCGACTACCTCGGGCGTCTTCAGTGTCCCTGCAGGAAGGTGTCCAGTCCGTGCGCGATGCTTGAGCAGCCGACGCATCCGGTATGCAGGATCACTGGCGTAGCGTTCACGCCTTCGCTCACGGGAGCGGCGGTTAACCTCCTCCCGGTAGGCGCGTTCGGTGGCGAGATATTCGGCCTCGGTCACGCTGCGAGCCTTTCCGCTTCATACAGGCGCTGAAGTTCGGAGACGGTCTGCTCGACCTCAGCCAGGAACTCGGCCACGTCCTTCTCGAGCTGCGCTATCGCCGCATCGTCACGCTCCACGCGGGCCACGAACAGGCGCATGGATTCCGGTAGCCGCGGATCGTAGCTGGCGAAGTCGCACCACTGCCGTCCCGTGCAGGCGAGCTGCCACTGGATCTGTGTGAGGTATTTGGCGGGGACAGACCGGCCGAGAAGCGTAGCTATATGCGTCGCGGTCTGCGGGCATTTCAGCTCGACCAGTCCATCCTCGCCAATCAGGCCGTCCGGTGACGCTCCGCTCATCGGAATGGTGGGATGGTCGATGAACCCGACCTCCACCACGTCCGCGTCCTGCCTGAAACTGTAAGCCTCCCGAGCCTCGCACTCGGTGTCGGTGCCCCACTGCATTGCAGCGTTGGAGAACATCTCGGTGGGCGTGCCGGTAAGCCGCTCGGCGACAAGCTGCGCCGCGTAGGACGCTCTGCTTGCGCCCCAGCCCGTCTTTGTCTTGGCGACGATGTCGGCAATGCGAGAGGCGGTTGCCTTGCCTAGCCGCGCATCGAACCATTCCGCCGATCGCTGGTCCATCTCAGGCGGCCTTCTTCTGTGGGTTGAAGTAGGCTTCGGCCTCGTCCGGGTTCTTTGCCTTCAGCGCAGCCACCGCCTCGGTGTAGCGGGCAGCAGGGATGTCCCTGAGGCTCGGCACCTTGAAGTAGGTGCAGAACTTCTGCGCGTCGGCGCCAACGGCCTGCGCAAGCCCGATCAGCACGGCTGACTGCGTGTCGTCTACCTTGGCGCCATCCACGCGCTGGTGGTTGTTGTCGGCGCCCTTGCCGGCCACCGCGGCGTTCCCGTCGTCATCCTCAGGTGCAATGCCCACCATTGCCGTTAGGGCGTAGCGGCGGGCATAGGTGACTGCCGAGCCGTAACCCTGCGCATCCACCTTCGCGAGCGGGATGGTCAGGCGTTCGCTGATCCACTCGCCGCTTTCATGGACAAGCATGGTGGTCATCTCGACCACGCCGGATGCTGCCTCGCCAGGTGCCTGGACCACTGCCAGGCCGTTCTTGGACAGAGCTTCGCGACAGGCGTCCCAGCAGCTCGCCAGGTCGGCATACTTGCTCTTGAAGTGCGGGTTCGCGCTGTCCTTGCGTGCGCCTTCGATCATGCCCTGAGCCTTGGCGAGGGCGGCTCCAAGCGCAGCGATGCTATCGCTATGGTTCATTGGCTTAGTCCTTCATCGGGGGGTGATGGATGGAAGCGAAACTTGCCTTCGCGCCGGGCAGCTTCGACGTGGAGATGGGAGGCCGCGCCAACGAGGGCATTCCACTCGTCCACGCTGAGCCCATCGCGCCCCAATCGAGTGCGAAGGGCTCCCAGCCTCTCTGCCGTTTGGCGATGCTCATGTGCTGCGAATTCATCCAGCAGCTCGGCAAGTGAGCGCTTGTTATCGCTCATCTCCTCCCTCCCTCTATGGCGGAGAGGAGGGCATCTATTCGTCCGATTGAGTAGCAGAGCCCCTGCGCAAATCCGTCCGAATAGGATGACCTATCGCCTGTGGTCGACTGCTTGAGCATGAATTGCCGGAGGCCTTCCCGTATCGCCTCGATGCTGCCAGCAGGTAGTTTGCTGGGGCGGCATAGGACGTGTGGACCGTCCGTTTTGTATGCGCGAATGACCTCGGCAATCTCTGCGCCGACCTGCTTGACAGCCTCTTGCTTGGCAGGATCACGCCAATCGCGTTCGGCGCGCTGCACCGCATAATCGGCCACCAAAGCTGCGTGTTCATATATTTCATCCACCCCCGGATCGGGCTTGGTGGAGGCGAGGGCTGCAAGATCGACAAGCGCGCCCAACATGAACAGCGCGTCGGACAGTCCAGCGACTTCTTCAGGAAGCGCGAAGCCGACGAGCCGCTCTCCGTTGCCAAGGGGGGAGTTAATCCTGCGTTTCGCTGTCAGCAGTGGCTCAGCAAGCGCCAGGAGTGCTTCAGTATCAGCCATTGTGGTCCTCGGGGTAAGGGATGGCGATGCGGAGTGTTGGATCGCTTGCGTGGAGCCGGTTCCACCACGCCATGACGTTGTACGCCCAGCCACCGAGGCGGCGCTCGTCGATGAGACACCCAGAAGAGTCTCGGAACGTGCGGCTGTTTGAACAGCGAATGTAGTAACCAGCACCGATACCCGCGTCTGATATAACGGCATGGCCGCCACACAGCTTGCAGGGGACGCACTTCTCTTGCGCGTCGAGCATCTGCTCGTGATACGACAAGCGCGAAGGATCGAAGCTCGACCCCTCAGGGGAGCGCCAACCCTCAGGCACGCTATCCCCCATCATGAGGATGACTCGACTGTGTTTGTGGGGGTGGGCGCTTCAGGAAGCGGCATCCAGTGACTGATTTCGGTCATGTCCGGCGCGGCAACGTCAGCCAGAAGCTGCTCTGCGAACGTCCAGTATCCGTCCTCGCCGAGCTCTTCCGCTATGTCGGCGGGATACGCTTCCCAGCGGATGACCTCCGGCCATTCGTAGCCAACCGCAATTGCGAGAATGGCCGTCCCGTCTCGCGGCGCCGTGTCGATCGGTTGCCAGGCGCTCATGCCAGCACCATCAGCGCCAGAAGAAACCCGACAATAACCAGCCCCTTCCAATCTCTTGATGCAGAGACGAGAGGATGAGCATCAGCACGGTTGCGAAGGTGATGCCCGCCTGTTGCTGTAGGGTCAGACATGGCGAACGACATGTGATCCGTGGGGATGTTGTGGAGGTTCATCAGTCCCGCTCCCCTCTGTAGATTGCCTGCATTTCGGCCCACACTTCGGGAGGCCATGCGTCTTGACGGGTGCAGCGTTGGACACGCCGCTGGATCGGTTCGGGCTTGTCGATGTCGCCGCGGATGTGGAGCTTTTCACCAAGCTGGCGGGCCAACGGGAGGACGCTCATTGCAGCCTCCCTTCGATTACCCACTGACGGCCAGCAGCCTCAGCAGCTTCGCGTGTGGTGAACTTGTGCGTATGCCCATCAGCGCGGCACCAATCGCCTTCACCAAAGAGGCGCAGGTGCCAGTGCAGGCAAATGCCAGGGCGAAGATCGCGCTTGTGGAATATCTCGTAGGACCGAGGCTCCGTCTGCGCTTCGATAGCGGCGGCGTATGTCATGCCTCACCTCCGATGCGGGTGAGGGCGGAGTTGAACTGCGCTATCGCGGCGCGAACCTCGCCAGCAGTCACCTGATCGCTGGCGCCGCTACCCATGAAGTGCAGCACAACAGCACCGTCGGGGACTGGCTCATCGACCAACTCGCATTGCGCCAGGGACATGCTGACTGGAAGCAGGCACCGCGACAAAGCGACTGCCGCCTCCAACCCCGGCACCACCTCATCAATGAAGAACTGGCGTACAGCCTCCATGCCTCCGTCGCGCTCTGCGGCGTCCAGCTTGTTCAGGAGAGTTTCGGAGAGGCGGGTCATGCCGCTTCTCCGGTAGGCTCTTGAGACGGCCGAAGGTTCTCGGCAGCCCAACTACGCATGTGCTGCCAGCGGCTTTCCGGGTCCGCGCCCCAATAGGCCTCGTCGTTCATGAACTCGATTTCACGAACCAGCTGTTCGGCAATGCCGAATGTCGCCGCGATGCGGTCCGGGTCCTGCGGATGGAGAGCGCTCATGTCGACGCCGCGCCGCACGCCTACGCTGCCGATGGCGCAGACCTCGCCGTTCGCCTCCAGCTCATGGGCAATCAGCCGCTTCTCGGGCATGGCGTCGAGGGCGGCGATCAACTCACGCAGGAAGGCCTGCCCACGCCTTCCGCGGATCGCGCTTGCAACCTGCCCGCGCCAACGGATCAGCTGCCAATTGTCGATATCTTCGTTGTAGCCGGCTCTGCTCATCGCCCGCTCCTCTGCGCCTGATCGAAGCCTTTGGTGGAGACAGCGCAGACTGGCTCCATCGCGTCAGCGACGAGAGCAGGTTGCCCGAAGGGACGCCCAGAAACGGCGGCTCCCACCTGATCAACCCTATCGAGGATGCGCTTGGATAGATCGGGGGTCATGCTGATAGCGCCTTCTCGAGGCGATCAGCGAGGGCGCCGAAGGTGTAGGGGCTATCGGCTAGGGCGAGCGCCATCCGATTGGATACGGTGCCTTCGAGGCTATCCGGACAAATTAGGTGCGGAAAGCCGAGGTCCCTTCCGAACTGCGACAGCGCGCAGCGGGAGGGATTGAAGAAATCGTACCCCTCATCCGCAGGCTTGCTGCGGAAGTAGGCGAGTGCCTGATGCTCTAGGGATTGCACCGTTCTATCTCCCGGCCCGATGTGGGCTAATGGGAGAACCTATAAAACAGAATTTGATATAATGTCAAACGCTATTTTGATATCACGGCATCATCCTAAGATAAAACCGTCGCGGCCTCTCCTCTTTAAGCGGCAGCCGGGGCGGAGAGAAGAGGGGATGATGCGTGATACAAAGCGATTCGGAGTCTACATTGATGTTTTGATCCAATATCGTGAGATCTGGGAAAATGCGCTGCTCGGCCTCGAGCTGACCAGGGCCTATTGCGAGAGCTACACTGTCACGGCTGACAGCGTTGCGGCATCTCTCAGGATCAGTGACGATACTGCCAGGCGCTTGCTCGATCGGCTTGTCAGCCGAGGCCGCGTTCTGATGGTTATACAGCAAGGCCGGCGACGATACGCTCCGGTTGCGGAGTTTGCTGAACGGTCGCTGGCGATTATTAGTGAGGCTGAGAAATACCACCCGCAGACTGCGGTCGATGGCCATGCTTCAGCCGCAAACTGCGGCCTAACATAGATTGCCCCCTGCGGGAAAGCCGCGCAAAAACAGCTTTCCTACAGGCGTTTGCGTCCTCTAGGGCAGATTGAGTTCTTGTTCTGTTCTTCGGGAGCGATGTATGCGAACAGCATTAATCACGTGCCGCGCGCTTGGGGCTGTTGTTGCTGCCACGCAGCGTGAGCTGCATGCGATGCCCGCGTATGAAGCGGCGCGTCTTCAGGGAAAACTTCAAGCAGCCGCTTCGCTTCAAGCACGGCACTGGCAAGGGTGTCAGCTCTGTCGGACGTCATGCCCTCTAGCGCAAACAAGTGGAGCAGGATGTCTCTCAGGCCCTCGTCAGTCCCTTCACTAAGAAGGGCGCTTGGCGTGGTCTTCAGGACCCTAGCTACCTTTGCGAGCGTGACTGGATCTGGACGTGCGCCCTTCGTCCAACTGTTGAAGCGTTGCGGGCTGACATCGCAGGCGAGCGCTGCCTGACGTTCGGACCTGAAGCCCGCAGCCTTCCAAGCCGCTGTTAATCTATCGGAAAATGACACGCGGCGTATATGCGCCATCACATTTTGGAGGGCTATAAAATCAAAGGCGCTTGAACTATCAAATGAGATTTGATAGGGAGAGGCATGGCCAAGCCCAAACATCCCCATAGTAGCCTCATCCAGTCCCTCGGCCCTCGGCTCGTTCGGACGCAGTTCAACCTCTCGCATCAGCGCCTGCACGCTTGGACGGTGAACGGGGTTCCCTACACCCATCGCGCCGCCTTTGCGCAGCTTGCGATGCTCCACGGGCTCAGCATGCCGAGCGACTTCCTTGCCCCGCCAGTTTCGGAGGCAGCATGACCACCGCTCTTTCTCTCGCCATTCCTGCAAGCGTCATAGCTGCTGCTGCGCTGATCGTGGTGATCAGGATGGTGGTGCGCACTGAGTGCGCCCGCCCGCTCGGAAGGGCCCTCGCCAGCGCCGCGCTCGCATCGCTGAACGGCAGCATCAATCGGCTTTGGGTGGAGCACTCCCCAAGATGAGGTGCGCCATCTCCGAAGCAAATATGCAGGATTTGCGCTCGAGCTCTCCCGTCGCTCGCTCGGCAAAGCCAGCATATTCGTCGCTGACCCGTTGCACGATGCTCGCGGGCAGTATTCCAGCTTCAACCATCCCCTGGAAGACAGCAGCCACGAACTTTGCGGTTCCGAGCGCTCTTGGGTCTCCGTCCATTTCTTCTCTCCGTGCATGTCAGACAACCTGCACGTTAGCCGAAGCCGGGGCGGTCACAAGCCGTCCCGGTGGAGGCGTCGCATGACCTTGATGCAGCTCCGTCTCTACCGCTTCATAGAGCGCTACATCGCAAAGAAGGGCTATTCTCCTTCCTACGAGGAAATGCGCGCTGGTGTCGGTATCGGCAGCAAGAGCAACGTCGCTCGTCTTCTGGACGCACTGGAGGAGAGGGGCCGGATCCGCCGGCACCGTGACCGCGCACGTTCGATCGAACTCATTCCCGAAGCCACGCTGCTGGATCACGCGACGATCGACCAATGTATCGCCCGCATCCACGCCCTCGGCGGGAATGTCCAATTCATTATTGGGGGGCAGATGGGATGAGCCTCACTGACATCGCATTGTTTTGCCTCGCTTGGCTCGCCGTCTCCATCCTCGCAGGTCTCGTCTTCGGCCTCGCGCTCGGTCCTGCGAGCAACCACTCCCGCAGCCGTCTCTATCAGGCGCGGGATGAGGGCTCCTACGGCGACCATGCGGCAGTTCCTGGCGATTTTCCCACTCCTCATAGCGAAGGCTCTAAGAAATGAGTGCGCCGCAAATCGTCGGGAAACGGAAGCCCGTTTCCGCTTCATCCATTCTGGAATCCATTGCCTCCGATCTGATGCAGATCAAGGCGGAGGATCGGCTGACGTTCGCTGATCTCGGCAGGGTGCTCGGCAAGTCTGAGGATCAGGCTGCCAAGTATTGCGAGGGCACCGCCGAGATGGGTGTGACTGCCTTCTACTTCGCCAAGCAAGCCTGGAACGGGCGCTTCACGGGGACAGCGGATGCGCTTGTCACTGAAGGCAAGGGGCAGAGCAACGACCGGTCCAAGGCTACTGCGATCTGCAAGGCCAACATGGCGCTCTCAATTGCGCTGGAAGACGACGAAGAGGCCAGTCCGAGGGAGGTGCGCAAGATGCGCAAGGATCTCGAGGCCGCTCGCGAAGCCATTGATGAACTCCTGAACAAGCTATCGGTGAGGGCGGCGTGAGCGATATTGCACGACATCTGGACCAATTGGTCGACGGCTCGGCAGCGATCTTGGCTGAAGCTGTGGAGCGGTTCAATCCAACCCACATCGTTTCGATGGTTTCTGGCGGCAAGGACAGCGCCGCGTCTGATCAGGTCGCGCGGGAGCTAGGGGCCAACATCAATTTCGTCATGCACGGCAACACGCGCTGCGGCATCCCGGAGACGAGCGCCTTTGTGCGCGAAACCTACGGTCAACTAGGCGACTATGTCGAGGCAGACGCTGGCACCGCCTACGAGGATTATGTTCTCCGCAAGGGCTTCTTCGGCAAAGGCATCGGCGCTCACGGTTTCGCCTACCGGGTCCTGAAGGCCACCCCCTTCCGCAAGGCTACCTCGAAGCACATCCGGCAGGGCAAGAAAGGCGTGCGCGTCTTGCTTCTCAATGGCGCCCGCAAGGACGAGAGCGAAAACCGCCAGAAGCATCTTCAGACGTTCCGGCAAGACCCGGCCAGCCCCGGTAATATCTGGGTGAACTTGATCCACCATTGGAGCCAGGAGGACCGGGATAGCTATCTGCGCAGTCGCGGCACTCCAATCAACCCAGTTGCCCGTGAACTGTGCCGATCCGGCGAGTGCATGTGTGGCACGATGCAGACGGCGCAAGAGCGGGGCGAGGCAGCAGCGATCTTCCCGAAGTGGGGCGCTTGGCTGTCCGACCTAGAAGCGGAAGCGCGCAGGAAGCACGGCTTTGGTTGGGGTGAACCCTTCCCTAAGCCGCGGGACACGCGTCAAGACGACCTGTTCCAGCCGATGTGCAAAGACTGCGTTCGGAGGGCGGCATGACTTACGTCGTAGCGCTGGAGCGCGACCCCACTGATGAAGACGAGCGGACGTGGGAGATTATCACCCTAGACACTGATCCCGGCACTGAACTTGGGATTGAGATCGGTGGCCAGTTCGAAGACGACGGCCTGGTCTGGCGTGTCGCGGATATCTTCAGATGAAGCGCTTAGAGGCCGCGAGCTACCCCGTCAGCATCTTCATCGGCGGAAGCGTCTGGGAGGCAGAGACGATCTGTCGGGCCTACTGCGATGAGGTTGGCCTGTGCGTCACCGTCACTGAGACGAACTACGTCTACACAGACGGAGAGACGCTCGGGGTCATCGTGGGGCTCATCAACTATCCGCGATTCCCAAGCACGCCCGTCGCCATCTGGGCGCATGCCGAGGTTCTGGCTGAGCGCCTACGGGTCGGCCTGAAGCAGGAGTCGTTCACGATCCAGGCGCCAGACAGGACTGTGTGGATCAGCCTCCGGGAGGAAGGGAAATGATCACCCTCTTCAAACAATACATAGCCCGCAAAGCCTTGGCCAAGATGGTGAAGGCAAAGCGAGAGAGCTTCGAATGCGAGCGCTATCGCCGCAACCGTGCCGCTCAGCTCAAGCGGAGGCGGGTGTGAGCTCTGGCCCCAAGATCGATGAAGATCGCAAGGCAGCGGTCCTGAAGCTCTACAGCGAAGGCAAGAGCCTCCGTCAAATCGCGGAGGCGATCGGCTATCAGAACAAGGCGAGCGTTCACTACGCGCTCCAGCGCTATGGGGCGGTCAAGCCCAAGCCACAGCCTCTTTCAGAGGCGGAGCATTCGAGGATGTTCAGGCTGGACGCTGCGAGGGGTTCGCGGATGCTCCATGAAGCGACGGTTCGCTACTTCAAGAAGCACCATTGGTCGGCCGCTGAGATTGCCCTCTACGACGCCTGTAGATCGGAGGAAGGCCGGTGAACGTCTACACCGTCACCACCTTTGGCCCGCGAGAGTATCTCCAACACATCGGCCGCATCAACGTGGGTGAGCTGACCTACACACCGGTCAAGACGCGAGCAGTGACGATCGCCGGAATCCAGCAGGGGGTGGCGCTTTGGTTTGGCATCCCTCTGGCAGAGATGACTTCCGATCGCCGCAGCCGGGAAGTAGCCCGACCTCGTCAAGTCGCGATGTATCTCTCAAAGCTGCTGACGCCCCGGTCTCTGCCTGAGATTGGGCGAGTCTTCGGCGGACGTGACCATACTACGGTCATACACGCTATCCGCCAGATAGATCGGCTTCAGAAGACCGATCCGAAGCTCCGGCAGGATGTGGTGCATCTGACACGTCTTCTCTCTCAGGCGCGGCGCGGAGGGCTTGCTTGAAAGCTCCCCGGCCCCTCGAGAAGCATATCCAGCGCGACGTGGTAGCCTATCTACGCGCACGCAGGATCGATGCCTATCACTGCCCGAACGGCTCTGTGCTGGCGGGAGACGGAGCCGCACGCGCTCGCCAGGCCAATGCCCTCAAGAGCGCGGGTGTTGTTCCCGGCTTCCCAGATATACTCCTGATCGCCCGCACCTCAGACGGCCACCGCATCGGCTTCATGGAGGTCAAGCGGGAAGGGGAGAAGCTTCGCAAGGAGCAGGCTGACTTTGCCGATCGCTGCACCGACTGGCGCATTCCATTCGCAGTCATTCGCTCTGTCGATGATGCCAAGGAAACCCTGGCTGAGTGGGGGTGGATGTGAGCGGGCATCCTATCGAGCGCCACTGCCATAAGTGCGGCGCAGAGCCTGGGCAGCCGTGCATGGGGAAACGCGGGCCTCGTGTTGCCCTTCATCGGGGGCGGGGAAGCCGCAGCTCGGTTACGGCAATCACTGCCCATAGGCTCAAGACGGAAAGCCCTCTTGAGGAGGTGCTAACCGCCAACATTTTAGGCTGGATCGATCATCACGGCGTCGTCGGACTCGATGTGGCCTCGCAAGTGCCGATCGGCCCCTACCGCGCAGATATCATGCTGACGGACGGTAAGCGCCGCCTGGTCGTGGAGTGTGACGGCGCCACCTATCATAATAACCCGGCCGCCATTGCGCACGACAAGCGGCGGGATCGGTACTTCACCATCCGGGGCATCGCAGTGATGCGGTTCACTGGTGCCGAGATCAGGCGCGACCCTCGTGGATGTGCCGCTGAAGTCGGCATGTGGATTTTGCGCCCATGAGCATTCGAGTCATGGCCTCTGTCTGGGAGCTGCCTATGGCTCCGACCGATAAGCTGGTGCTTCTCGCGCTGGCCGACTGCGCCAACGACGAAGGTCATTGTTGGCCATCAATAGCGACTATCGCCCGCAAGAGCGGTGTCAGCGAACGCAGCGTGCAACGGGCTATCCGCCACGCGGAGATGGTAAAGCTAATCAAGCGCGACGAGGTGATCGGGAGAGGATGCAATTATCGCTTCCTCCCCAGACAAGCTGTCACCCCCGACAACGTGTCACCGGCGACAAATGAGACGCCGACCCCCGACACAGTGTCACCCAAACCATCAGGAACCACCATACCAAAGAAGGACAAGCCTTCTTTGGGTAAGCGCCCGCGCAAGCAAGCGCCGGAAGTCGAGCTTCCTGATGATTGGCAACCTCAGCCCTTCGGCACTGAGACCCAATGCCGCGCCATTGAGGATGGTTGGCCACCCGGCGAGCGGATCATCCAGCTTGAGCACTTCAGGGCTCATCACACGCGGAACGGAGACAGGTTCCGAGACTGGCAAGCAGCATGGCGCACCTGGGTTCTAAATTCGAGGAAGTTCAGAAATGGCAAGCAACCCGATCATCAGATCCGAACCTCCTACCGCGACCCAATCCTTGGCGATGCGTTTGACGAGCTGCGTTCCGGCATGGGTCAGCACTAGCGACCTAGACTCCACCAGCTTCCACATGCCTGACGTTCCTGCCGGCTTCGGAGATGCACTGAGAGCCGCGGCAAAGGCTCACCGGGAAGCGCAGGCGCCAGCGTCCTACGAGGAGCGCCGGGACATCCTGCGCGGACTTCGGCTCAGCACCGTGGCTCGAAATGAAAGCGAGCATGAGGCTCGAGCATCGTTCGAGAAGCTGATTGCCGACCTTCAGGACGTACCCGCCGACATCCTGCGGGCCGCCTGTAGCGCCTACGCCAACGAGCCGGGGACGCGATACTTCCCAAGAGGTGCGGGCGAGCTGCGATCGTTCATCAACCCGCTTGTGGCGAGCCGCGCTCGACGCGCCTGGCGCCTGAACGAAATGGCGAAGGCGTCGGACGAGGTGTTTGACGAGAGCAAGCGCTGCCGTCCGGAAGACGCCGCCAAGATCATGGAGGAGTTCGGGCTCAAATCCGAAACCCGCGAGATGCTGAAGGCCCACCTCGGCTCACCCCGCAAGCCCACCGCATCCGATTACGAAGATATCAGAAGGAGCATGGGGAGATGAATGCGGTCAAGGCCCTCTCAGACTTGGACAGCCACCTCGCCCAGCTTCGAGAGGATGTTCGACGCGGAAAGGTTGCGAATACCGCGCTCGGCTGGCTGGAGGAATACGGGGCGCGATCGGCTACGGAGTTCCCCGGATTGGAGGTGGATATTGCCGCGCCATTTGCCACGGCGTGTTCTGGCTACAGCGAGGCGATCCAGTTCCTAGATGCGGCCGGAAAAGAGCTTGGTGATGCCATCGTGGCCCGGGCCATTGAGAATGCGAAAGCAGCCGTAGCCAAGGCTCTCAGCGCCTCAGCAGCCGTCCCTCAACAACATAATCCCAACTAAGGAAAGCACATGGCAAGAGCGGGCACACTGAAGGCGCTAAACGAAATGGCCGCAGCCATGAAGCGCCGCCGTGAGCAGGAAGAGCGCGAACGTGCTGCGCGTGCCACTGTGCGGGGGGCGCGGTCTGAGCCGGTTGCCAACGATGTTCTCGTGAACGCCTTTGCTGCGTCTCATGGTGATTACGAACCCGCTGCCCAGACAGGGCCGATGCGCCAGGCGCTGGTCAATCATGGCGGGACACCGCTTGCACGCTGGAAGAAGGCTGGCCTGCTCTCGGAGCCCCAGCAAGCCGCTATCGATCACTGCATCCGCCTATGGGATCTAACGAGCACCAGCTCAGGACTGGTGGCCAATCTCGACCGCACGGTATTCGGGTGCAGCGGCGACGGCAACATTGCCGAGATCGAAGCGCGGTCTGACCTGCATCGGATCAAGACAGGCTTTCCGCTGCCCTACTGGAGCGTTTTTGAAAACGTTTGCCGCTTCGATGAGCCTGCCGGCGTAGCTGGATCGAAGCTCGCTGAGGACGATGTTACCCGCCGAACGATGGCGCGCACGATCGTCTGCATGGTGGCGGACATGATCTACATGAGAGAAAGGCTTTCCTATTAATGAGGAGAATGAAAATGGCCACAGCAATGAAGATAGAAAGGGCACCGTCCATGAAGACATTAGACGACGTAAAGTCGGACATGAGCGAGCTTTATGAGCAGGTAAAAAACGGAGAGACTGACTTAAAGCTTGCCGGTGAACTAGCTAATATTACTGGCAAGTATCTCAAGGCAGCTCAGCTTGAGCTGGCGCGAGAGGTTTTTCTTTCCAATAATCCTGACAACCGCCCGAGGATCGCTAGTGCCGTATCGAGACCCTGAGCGAAGGCGCCAAGCCCAACGCGCCTATCGGGCGGCGAACCCAGAGAAGATCGCCGCCCTAGAGGAGTCTCGTCGCGAGAAGAAGCGCGAATACATGCGCAGGTACAATGCAGAAAACCGGGATCTCATTGCTGCGAGGAGGGCATTGAGGGGCGAGGCAATTCGCGCTCAGCAGCGGATATATCGCACAGAAAACGCTGAGAAAGTGCGCGATATAAAGCGGCGCTGGCGGGAAAATAATCGTGAGCGCGTGCGGGAATGCGACCGTCTCTGGAAAGCTGAAAACTTGGAGAAGGTGAAAGAGCAACGTCGGCGACACTACTGGTTGCACCGGGACGCCTATTTGGAAAAGGAGGCGCTCCGACGTGCGGCTGGCTATCAGCGCGAATGGCGTTCAAAAAATCTAGAGAAAGCTCGAGAGTGTGAGCGCGCCAGTCGCACAAGGAATAGGAATGGCCGCCTGGCATATGCTAAAAGGTATCATGCCCAGCGCTATCATGAATTCGCTGATCGCAAGCGAGCGAGGGAAATCGCCAGAAAGCTAGCTCAAGGACTGGGTGTGAAAATTGAGCATGTGCCGCCCCATCTTCTTGAGGCCAAATTGCTTCAGGTGCGAGTTCTGAGAGAGGTGAAGGTAAAATGGAATAGCCGGGCTTGACGCGCTCAACGTCGGCATGCTATGCGATTGGACCATAAGTAAAGATGCGCTTGCGGCTGATCGGCTTGCGGGCGCGTTTTGATTCAGAGTTTGCGCGGCGGCGTGGATGGACACGCAGGGCGTCGAAAGGCCGGCACGGTTCGCAAGGCCGTTGGTAGCCGGTGTGGAGTTCGATTCTCCCCGCCTCTTGCATAGCCGGTATCAAGCCCGGCCCGCGCAACTACAACTCGCTACAGGGAACCTACAGTTCGCGCGGCGGGCTATTCAGCCGGGCAGTGACGGGGATTAGAAGCCGCTGTGGCTTGGGCCTGATCAGCCTGAAGAGCCAAAGGGACCCTCCCACGCCGCGCAACACCCATTCAAGCTGGTCGGAAGTCCCCAGCCTGAACCCGCCACCTCTTCACCCGATGGCCACACAGGCACAGCCCTATCTCCCTGGGGCATCTTTGCACGGCAAGCGCATCGGCAACTGAATGAGTGTGGCGGGACTAATTCGGAGGAAAGCGATGAACCTCGAGTATATCCTCATCCTCCTGCTGATCGTCCTTGTCGTCCTGGCGATCGTGCGTCGGATCTAGGTCATGACAGCCATTGAAGGCGAGATTGTCCCCGCGGGGTTGCCCGTCCCCGGACCAGGGCGTAATTCCAAGTACCGCCCTGAGTTCAATGAACAGGCTCGCAAGCTTTGTCTCCTCGGGTACATCGATGAGGAGCTGGCGGACTTTTTCGGGGTGTGCGTTGCCACGCTGAATAACTGGAAGGCGCAGTTTCCCGCTTTTTTAGAGTCCATAAACGCGGGCAAGGTCGTCGCGGATGCGGACGTAGCTGATAGCCTACACCGTCGTGCAATCGGCCAGGTCGTTTTCGTCGAGCGCATCCTCAAGAAATCAGAGGACGATCATGAGATCGTGCGCCTCTCTCAGTTCGTGCCGGGGGATGTAACCGCCCAGCGTTTGTGGCTTCTCAACCGCCGCAAAGGCAACTGGCGCGACAAGGTAGAGACTGAACACAGCGGCAACGTCACCGTCAACCGAGTGGAGCGCGTGATTGTCGATCCTGCGCATCCCGACAGCTAGGATATTTCAGCCGCTTCTGGCGCCGGCTCGCGACAAGGCAGCTCATGGTGGACGCGGATCAGGCAAGTCTCACTTCTTCGCTGGCATGCTCATCGAGGACAGCCTTGCTGAGCCTGGAGAGGCTGCAGGGGAGGGGCTTAGGTCGGTTTGCATTCGCGAGGTGCAGAAGGATCTGGCCCAATCGTCCAAGGCTCTCATCGAAGCCAAACTGGCGAGCTTCAACTTAGGTGAGGCGGACGGCTTCAAGGTCTTTCGGGATGTGATTACCACGCCGGGCGATGGAATCATCATCTTCAAGGGAATGCAGGACTACACGGCGGATTCGATCAAGTCGCTGGAGAACTTCAAGCGCGCGTGGTGGGAAGAGGCCCAAGGCGCGACGCAGCATTCCATCAATCTCCTGCGACCGACTATTCGAGAGGTCGGTGCGCAGCGCTGGTGGAGCTTTAACCCTCGCCGCAAGATTGATCCTGTGGATGTTATGTTTCGGGGCGACGAGAAGCCAACGGGCGCTGTGGTGGTTCAGGCCAACTGGCGGGACAATCCTTGGTTCACGAGCGAGCTAGAGCAGGAGCGGCAGGATTTCCTACGTACGCAGCCTGATCAATATGAGCATGTCTGGGAAGGTGGTTACGTCACCGTCAGCGCGGGTGCCTACTTCGCCAAGGATCTAGCCAAGGCGAGGCTTGATGGCAGGATAGGGCATGTGGCGGCCGATCCGCTCATGACCATTCGAGCTTATTGGGACATTGGCGGGACCGGTGCAAAGGCTGATGCGACTGCCATCTGGGTTGTCCAGTTCGTCGGCACGCAGGTTCGGGTGCTGGATTACTATGAGGCTGTAGGTCAGCCGCTTGCCGCGCACCTAAACTGGCTACGATCGAAGGATTATGCAGCGGCTCTTTGCGTCCTTCCGCATGATGGCGCTGCGCACGACAAGATAGCGCGCACGACCTACGAAGGGGCAATACGAGAAGCGGGGTTCAACGTTCGTGTGGTGCCTAATCAGGGCGCTGGAGCGGCAATGCAGAGGGTTGAGGCGGCAAGGCGCCTATTCCCTTCGATCCACTTCAACGAGAAGCCCTGCAGCGCCGGCCTGGATGCTCTTGGTTGGTATCATGAGAAGCGCGACGAGAGCCGCAACATCGGCCTTGGTCCGGAGCATGACTGGTCAAGCCACGGTGCCGATGCATTCGGCCTGATGTGCATGGACTACGAGGCTCCCAAGCAAGCCCAGCGCATCGTCTACAGCTCGAAGGGGATAGTGTGATGGCTTACCTCGCTGCGACTTCAAATGAGTACGGCGTGGCTGTCGGCGTCTTTCGTTGCGATACTTGCGGCGAGGACTTCACTATTTGCCCGAAGCCCGCTGATGTTCAAGCGTGGCCTAACTGCTTGGCCCCTGATTGCGCCAGCTACGATCAGGAGCGCGACATCGACAAATGGTTCGACGAAGGCAGGGTGCGTAATGTAGGCGGCAGATTGGTTCCCATTCGTGTCATTGAGGGCGGCAAGGCGCTCTAATGGCCACCGTCCTCGACTTCCCCACCTATGAAGTCATTGACGAGCCCGCACCCGCACGTCCTGTATACCCGAATGAGTTCGTCTCTTGGCTCCAGAATGAGGAAGAGCGGGCCAAGAACAACGAGCTGAACGAAGAGCGCAAGGTTGCCATCAGCTTCTACAATCGCGATCCATTCGGAGATGAGGAAGAGGGCCGCTCCCAATACGTATCCGGGGACGTTCCCGAAGTCATCGACTACATGGTGCCGTCAGTCCTCAGGACGATGGTCTCGGGTGACAGGGTTGTCGAGTTCGAGGCGCTGGACAGCGGCTTCAAGGACATTCTGGAGGAAGCTACAGAGGCGGTCTCGCAGCAGTTCATGCAGGAGCAGTCTGGCTGGCGCATCCTTCACGACAGCCTGAAGGCAGGGCTGCTTGAGAAGACGGGCGCCATCAAGTCGTTCGTCGAGGAAAAGCGCACCAGGCGGGAAGAGGATGTAACCGCTACGCAGCTCGCCCAGATGAGCGCTGAGGGCATTGAGATTGTGGAGTCCGAGCCGATCGGACAGTGGGCTGCACTGCCTGAAGAGCAGCGGGCACTGATTGAAGCTTCGGAAGCCCCCGAAGCGATCGACCAACTAGGCCCGATCTTCCGTGTCGCATGGTTCGAGACATCGCCGCGGTTTGTGGACATCCCGCTTCCCAATGAGGAGTTCGGCGTCGCTCCGGATGCTAGATCCTTGGATGAAGCGATCTACTACAACCACCGCACCATCAAGACCGTCTCCGATATCAACGCGATGGGCCTCGATGGCGATGCTGTTGCGACGCAGGGCGATGCTTACACCGCAACGACGCTTAGCAAGACGCGCGATGGCGTGGTCAGCAATACCGAGGTTGTCCGCGACGGCCCCAACCGCGCGGTGTGGTTCCTCGAGGAATATTGCCGCTACGACCTGAATGGCGACGGGATTGCGGAGTTCCTACGGGTTCAGCGCGTCGGAACGGCGATCCTCAGCGTCGATGAGATAGAATACGGCCCCTGCGAGGAATGGTGCCCGTTCCCGATGCCGCACAGGCGCGTAGGGCATTCTCTCGCAGACAAGACCATGGACATTCAAAGGGTCCGTTCGGTTATCTTCCGGCAGACGCTGGACGGCATGTACGGATCGAATGATCCGACGACCTACATCGATGAAAGCGCGATCGGCGACAACACGCTGGACGATCTTCTCAACCCGACGCTGCGCCGGAAGATCGTTCGCTACAAGGGCACGGCGCCTGTCACGCGCACGAACTACTTCGACCCGAGCGCTGGCCAGTCGATGCTGGAAATGCTCATTGGCGAGCGTGAAAGCCGCACGGGCATCACCCGCCTCAACCAGGGCCTCGATGCAGACGCGCTGAACAAGACCGCTACCGGCACGGCCCTGATGCAGGCTCAGGGCCAGCAGATCGAGGAGTACATCGCCCGCAACTTTGCGGAGTTCGTCGGGCGGGTGTTCGAGAAGAAATACCGCCTGATGCGGGACTATGGAAAGCCGTTCGCCATCATCGTGGACGGACAGCCGCGCACGGTCGATCCCTCCAAGTGGCCGGATGAGATGCGGGTCATGGTGCGGGTTGGCTTGGGTGCCGGCAACAAGCAGCAGCGCATTGCCAACCGCATGTTGCTGCTGAACCTGCAGAAGGAAGCAGCGCAGAGTGGTGATGAGAACATCACTGCCGAGCACATCTTCAACTCGGTGAAGGGCCTTGTTGCGGATCTGCAGCTCGGACAGCCGACTGACTATTATCCGGACCCGGCTACACTACCGCCACCGTCTGACGAGCCTGACGTCGATCCTGAGGTTCTGAAGGTACAGGCCGAGGCGCAGCGCAAGCAGCAGGAACTGGAAGCCCGCATCCAAGAGATGCAGATGAAGCTCCAGATGCAGCAGGCGGAGGCTCAGGCCAAGGCTCAGCGCGCCCAGGAGGAAGCACAGCACAGGGCGCTGCTGGAGCAGGCTAAGGCGCAGACCAAGGCCTCTCAGGACCAGATGCGTGCAGAGTTCGAAGCGCGTCTTGCCGAGCAGAAGGCACAGCAGGAGTTCGTTCTGGCGCAGATGAAGCTTCAGATGGAAGCGTTTCTGCGTAGCGGGCAGGGCAACGCGAACCTGCCTGATAATCGACCCGGCGGGAGCCTAGCGGAGTAGCCATGCCGATATATGTCATCGCCAAGGCCAAGCTGCGCTCATGGGACATGGAGGACGACGAGCCTTTTCGTCCGCATCTGGACGTAGATGGGCACGAACCCTGCGACACTGGCCTGATCTGCGTGACTGGCGAGCCGATCATGCGCCTGCCGAATCCTATTGGCTTTGGACGGGATGATGAGTGGTGAGCGACAACACCCTTCTCGCCCGCGTCAATCGTGCCGGTGAGGCCGAAAGCGCCCTCAAGCAGCTCGATCCAGCCTTCGAGGCAGTAATCTCGCTCTACATGAAGCGGATGACGGAGATCGCCTCCAAGGAGCCTTGGGAAGGGCGGAAGATCACCAGCCTCGCAGTGGCGGCGAAGATCGCCGAGGAAGTGCGCGACTTCATCAAGGCGATTGCGCTGGACGGCCCTGTTGCCATGGATGAACTGAAGCGCCTGAGGAAGATCGAGGCGATGACGCCGGAGCGCCGGAAGGTGCTTGGGATCAGCCTGCCTAGTTAGTTAGGCTTGGCACAAGTGGTCGAGCGTGGCTTGGACGTAGAGTTGATATTCTAGAGGGTCTGAGGGTGCTGGCCGCGAGGGCACTACAAGATACTTCTCAGAGGGAAACTTGGAGTCCCATTGGTCCATCATCTCGTTGGTTGGCTCCGGGACAATAATTAATCGACGCCCCCTGAGCCTCTCTTCCCAGCGCTGCTCATATTCGTCGTTTAGTGCTGTGCTCATGCTGCCGAACATACCATTCTCGGCCTTGAGAGCCAACAACATTCCCGCCTGAGCGGGTCACGCAGCCGCCTCTGAGCGGCTTTTTTCATGCAAGGAAATGACATTGGCCCAGCTTGACGCTCAAGCAGCCGTTGTCGCTGACGATTCCACCGACAGCGCTGCGGCTCAGACGAACACGACCGCGACGCAGCAGGAAGCCGAGCCGAAAGACGTCTCCCTCGAGGAGATGTATGGCGAGGATCGGCCTCAGGACGCCCCGGAAGCCGGCGAAGATGGCGCTGGTGAGGGTGAGGAGCGTCAGGAAGGCGAAGAAGGCGCTGAAGAGGGCGAGCAGCAGGACGACCTCCCGCCCGTAAACGCCCCTTCAAGCTGGAAAGCCGAGGAAAAGGAGCTTTTCTCCTCTCTCCCGCGCAATGTTCAGGAGACGATCGCCCGCCGCGAGGCTGAGCGCGACCAGTTCGTCAACCGCAAGTCGGAAGAAGCAACCAAAGCTGCCCGCCAGGCCGAAGTTCAGGCCCTGCGTCAGCTCGATGAGCAGATCATCCCCCTATACGAGCAGCGCCTACAGGCCATGCTGCCGCAAGTGCCGCCGAAGCCCTCTTATCAGCTTCAGGCGGACGACCCTTATGCCTTTGCCGAGCAGATGGATGCTCATGAACGCGCGCTAGCCCAGCACTCCTACGTGCAGCAGCAGGTTCATTTCCTCCGTCAGCAGCAAGAGCAGGTTCAGCAGACGCTTTCAGCCCAGGAGGCCCAGGAAACGCACGCTGTCCTAAGTGAACAATTCCCCGAATATCTCGACCCAGATCAAGGTCCGAAACTCCGCGAAGAGCTGGGGTCCATCGCACTTGAGGTCGGATATTCTCCGGACGTGCTGGCAAATGCCAACGCCATGGACATCCTTGCGATGAGGAAGGTGAGCCACTGGAAGGCCAAGGCCGACCGTTGGGACGCTCTCCAGAAGGACAAGATGGCCAACGTGCGCAAGGCCAAGACGCTTCCGAAAATCGCGAGGCCTGGAACGGCGGGAGGCGGCGCTCAGCCGAAGAACGTCCCGATCGAGAAGGTCCTCTATCCCAACGATTAGCGAAGGAGGCCTAGATGGCTACCATCGGCAATTCATATCTCAACCTCATCGACAAATATCGTCGCGAGGACCGTTTCGGCAATATCGCACCCGTCATCGAGGCCCTGAACACCTTGAACCCTTTCATGAGGGACGCAGTGGCGATCGAGGCCAATGAGGGCACTACCCACAAGAGCACCATCCGCACCGGCCTGCCCGATGTGACGTGGGGCAAGCTCTATCAGGGCATTCCGCAGTCGAAGTCCACCACGCAGCAGGTCGAAGATGCGACCGGCTTCGTTGAGGGTCTCTCGTTTGTGGATGACCGTTACCTGCAGCTTTCGAAGAACCCTGCCGCTGTCCGCATGTCGGAAGCGCAGCCGTTCCTCGAGGCGATCGCGCAGGAAGTGGCGACGAACATCTTCTACGCCGATACGGCAACCACGCCGGAGCGGTTCAAGGGGCTGGGCGCTCGCTACGACACGCTTGCCAACACGCAGGTCATCAACGGTGGCGGCGTCGGGTCCGACAACACCTCGATCTGGTTCGTCACCCATGGTGAGCGCCAGACAGCGCTGATCTATCCGCAGGGTACTGCGGCCGGCGTTCAGCGTGAGGACAAGGGCAGCCAGCGCGTCACCGACGATCTAGGCAATGCCTATTACGGCAAGGAAGAGCTGTTCCGTCAGCATGTCGGCGTTGCTGTTGGGGATTGGCGCTTCAATGCGCGTATTGCCAACATCGACGTCTCCGAGCTGCGGGCCGGCAACGTGGACATCTACGCCCTCATGCGGTCGGCTTACTGGAGGCTCCAGGGCCGCCGGAATGGCAATGTCCAGAATGGCGGCATGATCTCGATGGGCCGCACGGTCATCTACGCGAACCGTGAAGTCCTCGAAGCCCTCGATACGCAGGCCAGCGACAACGACAAGGTTCGCCTGACCCGCGATGAAGTCGAGGGCGGCGAGATCCTTGCCTACCGCCAGCTTCCGATCCGCGAGACGGATGCCCTGATCAACGCCGAAGCCGCGATCGCGTAACTCTCGCCAAAGGAGACATGAGAAATGATTATGGACCGCACTTTGCTGTTCAGCGATCGTCAGGCGATCACTGCATCAGCAGCCTCCACGAACGTCGTGGAGCTTGGCGAGACTGGCACCGTTTACGGCGCTACTTCGCCTGTCGTCCGCGACATTGGCAACGGCACGGCAATCCCGCTTACCGTTGCCATCACGGAAGGCTTCAACAACCTCACCTCGCTCACGATCGCCATCCAGGTGGACGACAACGCGGCCTTCACTTCGGCCAAGACTGTCTACACTACCCCGGCGATTGTTCTCGCGGATCTCGGCGCAGGAGACGAACGCCCTCTGCCCGATTTCATTCCGCGGGGCACGAACGAGCGGTTCTTGCGCCTTTACTACACCGTCACCGGCACCGCCCCGTCGCTCGGCAGGATCACTGCCGGCGTCTCCATGGGCAACCAGACCAACTGAGGAGTCTAGACCATGGCAAAGCAGCCGAAAACCTACACTGCCCCGCATCCGGTCTATGTGGATCGGCAGTATTTCAAGGCCAACCGTCCTTTCTCAACGACCGCTGAGAAGGGCGAGAACTGGGAAGAGCTTAGCAAGGTTGAGCAGCGTGTCGCGGATGCACAGCAGGATATCCCCGGCGACGTTCCTCTGGAAACGCTGGACCTCGCCGGCCTTCGCGCTGTCGCGGTCGAAAAGCGCGTCAACCCGGAAGGGCTGTCCAAGAAGGACCTCATCACTGCCATCAAGGCGGCGAGCGAGTCCAAGCTTTGACTGATAGGGGAGGGGCTTAACCGCTCCTCCCCACCTTTTTGCAGGAGCCGAGCATGGCAAACGCGATCTATCCCAAGTTCAAAGAGGCGCTGCTCGACGGCTCCACCAACACTGATGTCAACGATGGCACGGTGAAGGTGGCTCTAATTGATACGGGCGCCTACACCTATTCCGCCGCGCACGATTTCTACGATGACGTGACTGGCGTAGTGGGCACTCCGCAGACCATCGCCAACACTACCGTCACCAACGGGTTGTTCGACGGCGATAACGTCACCTTTACCGCTGTTTCCGGTAATACCGTTGAGGCTCTGATCATCTACATCGACACCGGCTCGGCAGGCACTTCCCGGCTTGTCGCCTACCTCGACAGCGGTGTGACCGGCCTTCCCGTCACCCCGAACGGTGGCGATATCAGCGTGAACTGGAACGCCAGCGGCATCTTCCAGCTCTAGCACGTGGGAGGCGGTTGATGGCCATCAGCGATGAACTGGCCGATCTGCCGCAGCGAGAGCGAGAAAGGCGAAAGGTAGGGCACTTCGCCTCGCATATCCTGACGTCTCCCCGCTCGTTCCAGCGAAACAATATCCGTTGGACCATTCATGACTTCGGGCGGGTGGACCGGGACGACGTTCCGATGCTGCGCCTGGTTGTGTCAGCAAGGCCCGCCCCTAATGGCCAATGGCTGTTCCAAGAGAAGGAGCTGTTCTTCGTCAATCCTCCTATCCTCGTTCCGGATGGAGAGGATGGGGCAGGCAAGCCTCGGTTTCGTGAGGATCTGAAGGAAGCCTTGCGAACGATGCTGGACGCACTTCTCTGATGGCAACTTATGTCGTCTACAGCAGCGCGGCTGACCACACTGTCGAGATATTCGGGAGCAGTTGGGCCAACGTGCGCGAAGGCACGGGCAGCAAGTTCGCGCAGAACGCAACAAACTTCCAGCTTTTTGCAGGCGTTACTTCTTCCACCCAGCTTTACCAGTCGTTCCTAGGTTTCGACACCAGCGCTATCCCTGCTGGCACCGACAGCGCCGTCTCGCTGACCCTCACCGGCTACTTTGACAGCTACGGCAACAAAACCATCGGCATTGCCGAGCACGATTGGGCTGGCGGCGCTGCAAGCCTCATCAGCGGCTCTCAGCTTGCCGCCAAGACAACTCTCGGGTCCACGGTTGGCAACAACGCCGTCAAGACGATTGCCTTGTCCACTACGGCGATTCCCAGGACGGCCGCCTACAAGCTGGTAGTGTTCGACGTTGACCAGAAGGCCTCGACGACACCGGCCACATTCGGCAATTTCGCGTTCTATTCCAGCGAGCGGACTGGAACGACCCAAGACCCGTTCCTCACGTTCACAGTTGCAGAGGGCGGAGGGGCCACGGCCCTGACGCCTTCGCTGTTCACGAACAGCCAAACTTTCTTCTCACCCGCAATTGCCCAAACGCAGCCGGCGCAGACGCTTCAGGCGGCGCTGTTCACTAACACCCAGGCGTTTTTCGCTCCCTCGGTGGTGCGCGGCGCCATTGCTCTTGGCCCCTCATTTCTCACTAACGCGCAGGCATTCTACGCGCCCTCCGTAGTGGTTGGGGCGGTAACGCTATCTCCGCCGCTCCTGAGCAATGCGGAAGCATTCTATCCTGCCACCGTCGGGGCGGGGCCTGTCAATCTTCAAACGTCGCTGTTCACCAATACCAGCGTCTTCCTTGCCCCTTCAGTCAGCCTCGCCCAGCAGCTCAATCCGGCCCGCCTCGACAATTCCAGTCAATTCTACGCACCGTCTGTCACAAGAGGAACGGTCAGCCTCTCAGCAAGCCTCTTCAGCAACACGCAGAGTTTCTTCGCTCCTACGGTAGCCGCTGGAGCCAAGACACTTTCCCCGGCTCGCCTTGACAACAGCAGCACCTTCTATGGCCCTACGGTCACTGTAGGTGCCGCAGCGCTCGCACCGTCGCTGTTCGTCAACGCCAGCACCTACTTCAACCCGAGTGTTAGCAGGGGGGGCGTCAGCCTCTCTCCCGCGCTCTTCACGAACGCCAACAGCTTCTTCGCCCCTACGGTCGGGAATACGGGCTTCACTCTGTCGCCGCCGCTCCTGGCGAACGTCAACGAGTTCTTCGCGCCAACCATTGCGACAGGCGCCGCAGTCGTCACGCCTGAGCTATTCGCAAACGACAACATCTTCTTCGACGCAAAAATCGGCTTCATCTGGACCAAGCTTCCGGCAGCGGGCGGTTCCTGGACGCCGATCGAGCCAGCGGATGGCCCCTGGATCAGGAAAACCGCAGCAACGGGAGTGTGGCAATGATCACTGACTACGCCTCGCTTGCTGCTGCTATCGCGAGCCACACGAACCGCGACGATCTCGATGGAGATATTCCCCGCTTCGTTCAGATGACAGAGGTCTACCTGCAGCGCCGGCTCCGAACCTTGGACATGGAGACGCAGGCCTATTCGTTGGTGTCGGACGAGGAAGTGACGGTTCCGGCAGACCTCCTTTCGATCCGCTCAATCTACATGGAAGGCGAGCCAGAGCTTCCGTTGACGGCGGTTTCGCCCGCGGCATTGGCCGGAGAGTTCCAGGGGATGCAGGGCACGCCCTCCGCCTACTCGCTCACCGGCAACACGATCCGGCTGTCTCCCAAGCCTGCCGAGGAGGTGAACCTCACCATCACCTATCTCGCCAAGTTCACTCCGCTTACCGAGAACACCGACAACTGGATCATCCGCAATCATCCGGATGTCTATTTCTACGGCACCTTGGCTCAGGCCATGCTGTTCCTGAAAGACCCTGATGCCGCGGCGATCGGCAGCGTGTTCGAGGCTGCGGTGAACAACCTCGCCACCTCCCGCGCAATGGATCGCTGGGGTCCAGGTCTCACCATTCCAACAGGTGTCAGGCAGGTAGCAGGGGCGCGATGCTAGTTCGCCTGCCAGTTCCCAGCCCAGAGCTGCAGGGATTGGTCACGCAAATTGAGAGGGCTTTTCGAGGGGTGGGGGTGATGTCTTTTGCGGACGCCACAGCCCTTCCTTCGGCCGCCGATAACCCGTTCCGCATCGCCTATGTGACTGACATCGATCGTCTTGCCTTCAGCAACGGCACTGACTGGATCGAGCTTACACCGGGAGCAACGCTCTAATGCCCTCAACGCCGAGCACCAGCAATCGCTTTGAACTCCAGGCCGTTGGCGAGAACAACGACACCTGGGGCGAGAAGCTGATGGACGCCCTCCGCCAGACCGATCAGGCGCTGGATGGGCTGACGACGGTGAACCTGTCCGGAGCGGACGCTGAATACACCCTCGTGGTGGACAATTACGAGGATGACGATGAAGCGCGTCGACGTGTTCTCCATCTCACTGGAACGCTCACCGGCACTGGCTCTGTCGTTATTCCGAACGTCACCAAAACCTATCTCGTCATCAACGACACCGATGCTCCGGTGGAAATCGGCACAGGCTCTGGAACGTCAGCCACAGTTCCTGCGGATCAGACGCGATGGGTGGTGAGCCTTGGCGGGAACGTCGTTCGGGTTGGCGGCGGTCTCGGGTCCATGGCCGACGTGAACCGGGCCACTACGGCTCAACTTCGCGCACGTGAAAGCGATACAGGCGTCACGTCTCAAGGCATCCGCGACGCGCTTGCCTATGTGAACATTCCCTATGCCTCGACCATGACGCTCAATGGCGAAGCTGGCGTGAACTTCGAAAGCACGCTCACAGGCAATGTGACCTCGTTCGAGGTGTCCGATCCTATCGTCGGCGCCACCTACGCGATTGAGTTCGTCGGCAACAACGCAACTCCGCGCACGGTCACATTCCATTCGAACTTCAAGAACCCGCCGCTGCTCAACGACATCACCAGCTCGAAAGGCTACGAAGTCACTTTCAAGGTGCGGACGGCCACCAGGTTCATCCCTGTGGCGCTAAGGTCACTCTGATGCTCCTTGGGTCTCCGATCCTCATGGGAGACAGTGGCGGCATCGTTCTCACTGCGGGCCAGCAAACGACCCCCGGTTCCGGTGACGTTTACGTGGGCTACACCACCGAGGACGCCTTCAGCCAAGTGCCCGCGTTCGGCTCGCTAAGCGATGAGCCTGTCCAAGGTGCAGTCGTCTTGGCGCTCTACCAGAACAACGACGATAACGGCTCCTCGATCGACTTCTACGGCAACCAGGAAACATTGCTTGCCGCATATACTGGCGTGGAGGTCAATAGCGTCAAATACAGCCTGAATGCGCCGTTTTCCTATAGTGGCTCCAGTGTGCCGCCCCGCACACGCGGCACGATTTCTGGCCTGCTCGGCTTCGTCAGCGGCCAGCAATACCGCATCCGACTGGTCTAGGGAGAAGAGACATTGCGCTTTTCCCTCGAGCCTCCTCCGGGGCTGTTCAGCGACGATACGACCTTCGCTTCGCCCGGTGTCTGGGATGATGGATCGAACGTCAGGGCATGGCTTGGGAAGATGCAGGTCATTGGAGGATGGACGAGGGCCTTTACCGATGCGCTTGAGGGGGTCTGCCGCAACATCCACGCATGGACCGATGCGGACGGCGCCCTCAACATCGCGTTTGGAACGCATACGCATCTGTTCGTCTACAAGGGCGGGGCGCTCTACGACATCACGCCGGCAGGGCTGCTGCCGGGATCTGAGCATGGAACGGGCGGTGCGCCAGGGTTCGGCTCCGGACCCTTCGGAATGGGGCCGTTCGGTAGCCCGGCATCGACCTATTGGGTGCGAACTTGGTCCTTCGCCAACTATGGCGAGTGGCTGATCGCCAACCCTCGCGGCGGAAACATCTACGTTTGGGAGAATGCACCTCTTTCACCGGCAACGGTAGTCACAAACGCCCCCACGCGGGTAAATGGCATCCTGGTTACTCCGGAGCGCCAGCTGGTGGCCTTTGGGTGCAACGAGGAGCTTTCAGGAGACTATAACCCGCTCTGCATTCGCGGCACGGACATTGAGGACATCGAGGCGTGGACCGTCACCGCGGCCAACAACGCATTTGAGCATGTCCTTGAAGGTGGTGGAAGGATCGCTGGGCAGAGGCTCATCGGCCCGTATGTGGCTATCTGGACCGACGCAGCGCTCCACCAGGCGCAGTTCGTGGGGCAGTTGGGCCAGACCTACCAGATCGATCGGGTTGCGGATAATTGCGGGCTTGCTGCTCCCAACGCGGTTCACATCGAGGGGCAATCGGCTTTTTGGGTGTCGTCGGACTATCAGTTCCGCGCATGGCAGCTAGGCGGAAAGCCTGACATCCTGCGCTGCCCCATTTGGAAGGACTTTGCAGACAATCTCGTCACCTCGCAGAAGGAGAAGATCGTCGCTTCCGGCGTATCGAAGTTCGGAGAGGTGTGGTTCCACTATCCCGATACCCGCGATGGCAACGAGAACAGTCGCTACCTCGCATATTCGATCACTGAGTCCATCTCAAATCAGGCATCGATCTGGTTCAAGGGCATCCTCGCTCGATCGGCCGCAGTTGATGCGGGAGTTGCTACCAATCCCATCATGGTCTCGCCTGATGGTAAGGCGTTCTACCATGAACATGGGAATACGGCGGACGGTGGAAGCCTGAGCTGGTTCCTCAAGAGCGCGGATCAGTATCTGGAAGAGGGAGGGGTGGCCCTACAGCTTCAGGGGGTGCGTCCGGACTTTGAAAACCAAGCCGGATCGATCGACCTCACCATTGCCGTGCGGACTTATGCTCAGGAGGCTCCGGTCATCAAAGGGCCGTTCTCCCTTCCTGTAAACGCGCACAAGCGAGACTTCCGAGTGACGGGGCAGATAGCCTCGTTCAAGTTCGCAGGGACGGAATATATGCGGCTTGGAAGGCCGGTGTTCCCTGCGGTGGCGGCGGGGCGAAGGGCTTAGCCCTTTATTCCAGCCTGATACACCTTCTTCGGGGTGGTGTCGCTGCGATGAGTAAGTTCTTTCGTTTTCCACTTCAGCGGCGGGTGGTGAGGCGGAGGCTGCTTTAGCAAGTTAGCCACCTGCGCTTCCAGCGTTCTAACACGAAATTCAAGCGCTGCAATCGGGTCGATGTGGTCTTCAGCCATGCCGTTGTCTTAGCACAAAAGGAGCCCGCCAGCAATGATCTGGGATGCTCCTGACTGGATTAGCTACCTCACCTTTCGCGAACAAATAGCCGAAGCCGTCGATGAGACCCTGCACCCGATGGCATGGGTGGATGAGCAGGTTCGCAGCGGTGTGTTCCGTGTCTTCGCAAGTCGCAACGCTATTATCCTCGCCAAGATCGAGACCTACCCGTCAGGCGCCCGCGAAGTTCACGGCATCGTCGCCGCCGGGGATCTCAACGACATCAAGAACGACCTCATCCCTCAGGCTCTTCGCTGGGGGAAGCTGCTCAACTGCATCGCAGGACGCATCGAATCTCGGCCCGGCTGGGCGCGTGAACTCAAAGGCGAGGGCTGGGAAATGCTCCAACTGATAATCCGGAAGGCGTTGTAATGGGGCTTTCAACCAAGAAAACCACGTCCAAGACGAACCAGA